GAATTAAATAATATACATATTTTATCATTATCAAATCCCTTTTCTACTTTCTCTAAATCAGAAACACCACCTAATGGCATTGTATGAGATATTGTTGGTATTTTATAAAAATAACTTACATCTCCCTCATTTGGTTGACTTGATACTTTTACAGTATATGTGTTGTATGCAACATTATATGGAAATACTTCATTTGATTTATCTATAAATGGATTGTTTGCACCCATCCAATAGAATAGTTTAGGTTTTGATTTAACTCCCTTATATAACCATCTAACTTGATTATCATAATCAGATTGTTCACTTGATGCAGAATAGTTAATACCTAATGGTAAATTTATATTGTTGTCCCACTTTCTAATTAATTCTGATGAAAAAATGGTATCTATTTTCTTTTCTTGTGATTTAAAATTTGTAGGATTATATATATTATTCTGTCCGTATATACGATTGTTTTGTAATTTAAATATTCTATTACCTTCATCACCATCTTCAAGGTCTGTCATTAATAATGTACTTTCAATAAAGTTAAGTGCTGGTTCAACAGTAAATCCTTTGTCATGTGATAACTTAGGTGTCCAATCATATATTTCACCTGTACCTATATAAAAATCAAATGGTTCTATAATTATATCATTAGGATTTTCAGGGTTTGTAATAAAAACTAAATCAAACTTTTTTGCTATTGAACTAAGTAAATCTATTTGTTTTATATTTTGATCTATAACCAAATTAAAATCAATTAAATCACCATTAGTAAAATTTACAGTTGTTCCAACAGGGACCGGTAAGTATCTTAATTGGAACTTATCATAAGTGGGAAATGGTCGTGATACGTTTGCTGCAACTGATTGTACTTCACTAAATAATCTACCCGCAATTGTAACTGTTGAACCACTTGTTCCTTGTACAATAGTTGTATTTTGAAAATAAATAGGTAATGGATTATTCCAAACTAAAGTAACATTTATATCTTGAGAACAAAAACAAGGAATACCTGTTCCTCTTTTACAAACTATTGCTGAACCTGTTGTCGTATTTGTTCCATTAAAAACAATTTCAATACCTTCTATTGGTAATGTTTCTATATTATTTAATTTATACCCAAACTTCGTTCCTTCAGAACTAAAATAACCATAAAGATATAATCCTTTTAACCATGGTGAATTAAAAAAATCACCACTTAAAGTATATCCATATGTTTTGAATATTAACTTTATTAAACTCCAAATACTAAGTGCAGGTTTTAATTGATTGTTTCTTAATCCACCTACCGGTGAATTGATATAAAAACTTTGTACTCCTGCTGCCGTTGCACCACTAAAACTTGTCCATCCACTAATAGGTGATGTTGAAGTATATAATCTTGTTTGTTCGTTTACTGAAGCACCACTAACATATGGTAAAGTTGCACCACTTATACTTTCGTAGTTATATCCATTATGTACAATTGGATAAAAATATGTTGTAGTTTTTTCTGAATTATTAAAAAAATTAAACTCACCAAATCCAAATGTAACTGTATTCATACTAAATATATGATTGAAAGTATATTCACTATCATTAAAATCTAAATCTTGTAATAAATTATTACCTATCTTACCAAATAAATCACCTACTGTTGAATATAAAGTCACATCATATTCTACCTTACTATTCATCACAGATACCTTATTCAATCTCATATATCCTCTGAAATACGATTCGTCATTCAATAATACATCTATATTAACTCTTTGTGTTGCATCAAAATATAAAGATTGAGAATCAACATTAAAGAAAGATTCAAAAAATCTATTGTTCTTTTTAGAACCAGGTAAAGATAATCCAATTGATAAATCAGAGTTTTTCTTTCCAATATCTTCAATCTCCGCAATAGATTTATTAATCTTAATTGGAATGTCAGAATATAAATCCAATGTGGTAAATTCTGTTGTACCACTTATTGTCGCGTGAGGAATATTTGTTTGTACCCTTAATACTGTTTGTTGTTGACTCATATATTAAAAACCTTGGTTGGCGAAGAATGTATCTGCATACTTCAATGTAATTCTATATTTATTTAACTTTCTATGTTTTTTTGTAATTGTTTCAACCTCAGTTGATAAAATTTGTACAGGTCTTAAATCCCAATAAATCTTATCTTGTCTATCCATTGGTGATATGTAATTTTCTTTTACTTCATATACCTGTGGTGAGTAGAACATTTGTTCCAACCAATTAGCAATAGGTACAGATAAAAATTCAGATTCTAATACAATTTCTCTATTCACATCTGTTCCAAATGTTCTAACTGAACGACCTACATTAAAGTCAGGTCCCGCTAAGTCAGTTGAAAAGTATCTACTATCGTATGATTGTGTTGTAATCTTTTTTGTGTCTTGTCTATATGACTTGAATGTATAATAATCAAATCCTCCTTTACTATTCAAGAATGACAACCTCGTATTCTGTGGTTGACAGTTATTGTATAAGTAGAAATAGAATGTCTCACTCACTGGTCCTACAGGTCCAACTGATGCACGATTATCACTATTTGTTGGATAAGAATAGAACAACTGAACTGTATAATAAGATACTCCTGTAAATGTTTGTCCTGATAAGAATAGATTTTCAATATCAGATGGTCCACATGGTAACGCATTAACTGTCAACGTATCTGTATAACCTGTTGGTGATGCAAATGTTGTACCACTAAAATTCAATTGTTGTGACCAATATCCATTTACACTTAAACGTGTATTACTACTATCATATAAATTAAACACTGCGTAATCTGCTTCTACTACCATTCTATCTCCTGATTGTCCGTTTAGATAATATAATACATAATTTTCATCAGGTTGTATATACTGAATACGTGGTGCATCGGTTAAGAACCTTGCAGTTTCACTTTGTTCGGGTAGGGTGGGATAATCCATCAAATACTGAGAGATAGGTGACAATCGTCTGTATATGTCCAATGTGTTGATTGTTAATCCTGTTCCCATAACCGTTCCAATTTCTTGGTCAAAGTTTGGTAGAATATATTTGTCACTACCCATTTGGAATTGTCCTCCAACGTAATCAAAAAACTCACCTGTGTTTGTAAATCCTGATGCAGTGAATCCTGTAGCAGTAATACAGTTAGGGATGTTTGTAAAGTGATTTAAGTTGTTTGTTGGTGAACCTGAATATTCAGTTACAGTTGTTCCTGAGGCATTTACATATCTATAACCGTACTTAAAATTAGCAGTAACAATATTTGGATATTCATTGTTAATGTTAATAGTATTGTTTGTTTGAAACCAATCATTCTTCCAATAGTATTGTAAGTGTTCTGATTGTACATAGTTAGACATATAGTTATATGGTCTCAAGTTGAAGTAGTAATAATATGTACCACCTGTTAATTGAGTATCAAAAGGAACTAATTGCATCCTGCCTACTTTAGTTCCATCACCATATAAATCTACATCAAGTTCCATTGAACTTTCAAATGTTGTTCCTGTTAAAACAATATTATAGTTCCCTCCTCTTTGATAAACCATATCGGTTGCTCTTCTAAGTTGGGTATTATTGTTTAAACCGTTTGCGTATAATTGTGGGTATCCAAAAGCCATAATATTATATTCCTTCTAATTTTTCTAACAAGTCATCTATGGTTGCGTCCTCAATGATTTGTGTTATTTTTTCGTTACTCATTATTTTGTCTATTGATATTTCAACAAAGTTTTTTGGTTTGTTTTGGAAACCAAATCTTCCTATTGACCTTGCAATAACAAATGCTACACTATCTACATTCTTTTCTGTCTTAGGTAGAAATTGTCCTGTCTTATAATCTCTAATTCTAAAACTTTTTTTGTTATAAATCCACTCTTTAATTGCATTGATGTTTGCCCATTTACCTGGCTTCCTATCATTAATCAACCAATATGCGTAAGTGTCTTCTAACCTCTTTCCTCCAAGTGCAGTGACTCTTATCACTTGTATTCCTTGTTTGTTCTCCTCTACCACTACACCAATACTATCTCTTAATCTACCACTAGCAACACGACTTGTTAATCCTTTTTGATATGCACCAAATAGATAAACCTTCTCACTCAAACTCTGTTTTACTATGTCTGCAATAATCGGTGCTAGTGCTTCTAAATCCATAATTAATCAGTTATAAATGGTGGTAATGGTGGTATTGGAGTTGGGGTTGGCATTATTTCCATTGGGGGTCTTGGTCTTGTATCTTCCATATATTTTATTTTTATCTTACTTGTGTTACTGTTGTTATTATTGATGGTACTGATGGTATATTTCCTGTTGCTGTTTCTGCTAATAATATTGCGTCACCATTTGATGACTGCCATACTAATTCAAAATAGTCACCTGCGTTTGATTCAACTACATAATTCCAAGCTGCCATTAATTCTTCATTATTTGCTAATACCACGTGACCTGCAGTTGCTGCTACATTCGTACCGTTTTTCTTTAACCAAATATACACATCGTCTGCGCCGGTGTCTGCAAGTAATTGTGCTGAGAATTGAATATTATAAACACCTTTATTAGTTATAGTTAATCTTGAACCACTTGTAACTGACACACCTTGTGAATAATCAGTTGTGTCATAACTTATAGATTGTGAAACGTTTGCTGAACCTGATTGTGATTGTGTTGATTGGAAGGCACCTACATTGAATTGTAAATTACCACCTACTGTCAATGAACCACTTACAACTAAATTATTTCTAATATCAGTAGCTGCGTTAATCTGTAATGTTTGTCCTGATGTTGTGGTACTCATTTTACCATACATCAACGAACCACTTCTTGCGGTATCGTTTGAAGCAAAATAATAACTACTTAAATAGAAATTATCATTACCTGTTTCATTGTAACCTGCATATGAACCAATTGCAATATTACCTATACCAGCAGTACGTAATGTTTCAGTACCTATAGCGGTATTATCACCACCAGTTCCATTTACTAATGAACCGTAACCAATACCGACGTTTCTACTTGATTGACCTGTATTTTTAATTGATTGGAAACCAATACCAATATTATAGTTACCTTGAACACCTTGACCTGATTCATTACCAATTGAAAGGTTATAAGAACCCGTTGTTGTTTGTTCTAATGCTTGTAGACCAATAGCGGTATTAAATAGACCTGTTGTTAAATATGATAATGTATTTCCACCAATTGCAGTATTATTTACTGAACCTGTTGTGGTTACTAAAGAATTAGCACCAATTGCAACGTTACTAAATCCAACGGTATTATCCCTCATTGCATTTGAACCAATTGCAATATTACTTGAACCTAAAGTATTTCTAAATAAACTTGTTGAACCAATTGCTACGTTATTACCTGCGATGTTGTCACGAAGTGTATTATCACCTATAGCAACGTTAACAGAACCACTAATGTTATTTAATAACGCATTTGCACCAATTGCGGTATTTGAATTACCTGTTCTATTATTGAATAAAGTATTATAACCTAAACCTACGTTATTTACTGTTGATGATGATACATTTTTCAATGCGTCTTCACCATATGCTAAGTTATTGAGTACGTCACCATTACCACCTCTATTATAAATTGAACCTGATATAATTAAAGAACCTGTAACGGTTGTGTTACCATTATTATCAACTCTAATTGCATTTCTTCTATTGTTTGCATTACTTCCATTACCCACAACAAATACAGTTTGTGCCGTACTTTCTTGTAATGAACCTGTTGCATTAAATCTACCAAAAAACGCTGAACCACCTGTTGTTGTATTTGAACCACTAATGTTTAATGACTCACCATACATAATAGTTGATACAACACCTGCACTATTTGTACCAACATAAGATGATGAAACGATATTACTTCTACCACCAATTAAGTTGTCTGTAAATTGTCTTACGTTATTTGATGCACCTGAACCTGAAACATATATATTGTTTCCAAAACCATTGGTTATATTTCTTAACACATCAATTCTTGTATTTGCTGCAGTGTTTAATGAACTACTAAAATGGTTATTAATTTGTCCAGCCTGACTATTAAAAATATTATTTGATGTTTGTATTGATGAACTAATATGATTTAATGTGGTATTATGATTTATAATATTATTATTAATACTAACTCTTTGTGCTGCAGGTATATTATTTTGATTTGATGTTAATTGTGCACCAATTATATTACTTACCAATGCAAAACTACCTGATTGGTGGTTCATAGTTGGACTACCTATAAGATAGTTAGCCTGAATTAATGGTTGTGCTAAAGATGAACTAGTTAATAGAACTGTAACTGTTCCTGAACCAATATTATTGGTTGCTGAAGGTCTTGCTGCAGAACCACTTTTAAATACTATACCACCTAATCCACCATTGAAGATATTACCTGAACCACTTATAAATGTTCCATATCCTGTAAAATTAACACCATCATTTGAGTCAAATGGTTTGTTTAATAAGATATTATTACTACCTGATATTAATATTGAACCTGTTTGTTGTTCTGATACTGCAGTATTATTCCAACCAAACAATACGTTTGTTGAACCAGATATTGATGATGTATAGTTAAATGGTAATGTTGTACCTGAACTAAAAAGCATTAAATCACCACCAAATATATCTAACGAACCTGTGATTGATTGTTCTGTTCCTATTGAACCTGTTGTAATTAAACCATTTCTATCTGCACTTACAGGATTACCATTAACGAGGTATTGTCCTGTAATATCTATTGAACCTGTAACTATTATATCCCCTGTGTATGGACTTTGAAATGATGTACCTGATGTTCCACTTGTACCATCAATACCACTTGTTCCACTAGTTCCTGAAGTACCATCAATACCACTCGTTCCTGAACTTCCGTCTGTTCCACTAACACCACTTGTTCCTGAAGAACCATCCGTTCCACTTACACCACTAGTACCTGATGTACCTGAAGTACCACTACTTCCTGATGTTCCACTAGTTCCTGATGAACCTGAACTACCTGACGTTCCACTACTACCACTACTTCCTGAAGTTCCGCTTGAACCACTAGAACCTGATGTACCACTAGTACCTGAACTTCCTGTTCCACCACTTGTTCCTGAAGAACCTGAAGACCCACTAGTTCCTGATGTACCTGAACTACCATTGAATCCTGAAGTACCTGACGTTCCGTTTATACCTGATGTACCACTAGTTCCTGATGAACCATTGCTACCACTCGTACCTGACGAACCTGAACTACCTGAAGTTCCACTAGTACCACTTGAACCATTACTACCTGAGGTACCTGACGTACCACTTGTACCTGCAGTTCCTGATGTACTTCCTGTGATTGGTAAGTTATTTACAGTAAACGACCCTGATATGTTTACTTGAGTTAAACTCATTTGTAACGGACTATCAGAACCATCACCTGCTTGTATTGTTTGTAAACTATTAGTAAGACCAGTTGCACTGTTTGTAAGTTTCATTAATCCTTGAAACGAACTACTAACGTATAAATTATTTAAAGCACCCATATTATTAATTTAATTTTTTAACACTATCCCATTCTTGATTTATTTCTATCCATCTTCTATTTAATTCTTCCCATGTAATACCTTCAGCAAAACTATCTATTGGTAATACACATCTGTTATAGTCAAATTTCTGTTGTATTGTAACTATTAAACTCCATCCACCTAATTCTGTTTGTGTCTCTTGTAAGATTGGATTGAGTGATGCGTTCCATAATACCTCGTAATCAGATAAATATGCTTTAGCATAAAAGTCCTTCATAATCTCTAAGGTATCAGATAACACATCTTGTTGATTTGATAAATCATCCTCAACTCTATCTAAACATCTTACATCAAAATTTATATCTAATTGGTTTTGATTGAGGGTTGTTGTCTCAGGTATAAAATATAAACGTGGATATAATGGTTCAACTTTTGTCTCTACATCATCCACTAGTTGTGTCACATCACCAAAACCAAAACTATTAACCTGTTCGTGTGCTTGTGCAAACTGTTTCCAATCTCTAATCATTTGATAATAAGAACTAAACGATTCATCCTGACCAAAACTAAAATCATTTACAATAGGTAAATTACAACTATTGTAATCAAACGGTATTGTCAATTTGATATGTAGTGTATGACCACCAAGTATTGTATTGAATCTTTCTGTAAATGGAACAACCTCAGGTGACCAATCACCTACTGCTATCTTACTAAAATCCCCTTGTTCGTATGTATATGATTGATAAAATACTGTGAATATATCTGACGCTAATTCTAAGGTGTCAGACATTACTTCTTCTAAATTGGATAAGTCATCTTCAACTCTATCCATAAAGACCACACCAAAATTATAATGAATATGGTTCTGATTGAATTGAACCTGTTCAGGTACCACATACATCCTTGGATATTTTGGTTCCTGTTTAGTTAGTATATCGTTGGTAATCTGTTTATAATCACCAAACCCAAACGAATTAATCTGTTCGTGGTTCAACGCAATACTACTGAAATACGTCAATATTTGTTTATAGGTTACTGTACTCATCTAATATTAAATATAAAGTTTATTAAAACGTATCCTGAAATTATCCTCTTTTTTGTGCAAGTTTCATTAACCTATCCTGTTCTCTATCGTATTGAATTAAATAAGATAACTGATTTAGAATTTCCACCAACTTTTTTTCGTAGATGTAATCGTGCTTTGAATAATCATTTCCAGCAATTCTGTTTGTGACAACGAACCAACCGAACGTTTTTTGAAAACTATACTCATTATCATCTTCCTCAGCTTCCATGCGAGCTTTATCTTTGTCCACATTGGTAGGTTCTTCATCAAAGACATTTGGGTATAACTTAAAAATGTCTTTGCGTAGTTGATAAAAAAAAACTGAGCACCTAATACGTACTTAATATCTAACTTCTTTTTGAACATTTCTGCTCGTTCTTTCATTGAATCAATATTGTATTTCTCAATATCAAAATCGTGTTTAGACCTTTCGTTTACAATTGGTCTGTACATAATTGATGCAAGTATGTGTAATAGGTTTAATAGTTCTTCAGGTTTTTTTGTACTGATTGTATCCATATCCACAAACTCTGCGTAACTTAAATCTCTCCACTTAGGAAAGAACCCATAACTAATTCCATCTAATTCAAATCTATCAACGAACTTAGGACTTTCAGTTGGGATTAATGACATAATGTATGCTGCTACATAATTCATTTCCTCTGCATCACCTTCTAATAAATCCTCAATGGGACAATCAGTTAGTTTATTAATAATCTTTGCTGCGAAGTAATCTTCACTAAACAAATCTTTTTGTTTGAATATCTTTACGTAGTTATCAATTGATATAAAATCAGGGACCTTATATTCTACTTCATTTACTTTTATCTTTACCATATTATCTAAAATTGTTTATTGATGTATAATTATTTCCACCTACCACTCCTATTGCATATCTTCCTGTTGCTTTCATATTCTTTAATTCAAAGTACATTCTCATCATCACTGCATCAGATAAATCGGGTGACTTACCTAATATCCTTTTCATATCATCCTTAGATTGTACTGCTACTTTATTATCCTTATCTATGTCTTTTAATTTAACTGCTAGTAGTTCTTGAGTTAATTCATCAACCAAACTACTATCCAATATATTAAGGGAAATTTTTCCTTCTTTAAATAGTTCACTTAATTTTACATAACATTGACTCTTTAAATTACTGAAGTTCTGTTCGTGTAGTGCTTTACTATTGTTCACAAAGTTCACCCCACGGATTTGATCCGCTACTCCGCCTCCAACGCCATCACTATCCACAATTACCTGTTGAGGATGTATCTTCCATTTAGCAATAAGGTCTTTAATTTCGTTACTTAATTCCACCGTTGATAACTTTCTATACACTAACACTTCCATCACAACCAGTCCATTCCAAACCACCGCTACTGACCTGTCATCACCAAACCTACCAACGTCAACTGATATATATCTTTTGTTTTGTTCATTTGGTGTTTGTCTAAATACTGAATTGGATATTGCATCAAAATCAAATAAACTATCATCTTCTTCCATATAGTTCCAATCACCTTCCAATAATCTTCTTCTCTGAGGAGTTGGTAATGACTTTAACATCTGTATATATGATTCAGGTAAGTGAGGGTTATCTGTGGGTAGTGCAGGAATAAACTTCATATTGTCTGGCAAGGTATCCTGTACGAATGGTAGATAGAATACTTTCTTTAACCATACTTGACCAGGGTTACACGTCATCAATATCTTAGGTTGTAACTTATATTCATTTAGTTTAAATCTTATCCTTGATTTAAGGATGTTATACGCAAGTTGAGGTATCTGAGCAGCTTCATCTATAAATACTGCTGACAATTCCAATCCACCTAAACTATCATAGTTAGGGTCTGATGGTTGATACGCTAAATCCTTTAAAATTATTTCTGACTTATTATTAAATGTTATTACATTTGATTGTCCGTTATAAACATAATGTTCACCTGACCTTAATCCCATTTGTTGTAATACCTCAAATAATGTATTGAGGGTTGTTAACTTTAATTGTTGTAATACAGTTCTACCAATCAAACATCTTATCCCTGCATAGTTTAAACATAAGGTACTTATCCATAAACATCCTAACCAACTCTTTCCTGCACCTGCTGAACCTCCATACAATACCTCGTTTATTGTTTGGTCCATTAAATGTTTCCATGCTTGAGATTGTTTTTTGGTAAGGTCTATATTAATTTCCATATAAGAAGTTAAACGCTGATAGGTCTTCAACATCTTCATTCTGACCTACTTCATTATCCCATCTATCAGGGTCATGTTGAATATCACAATCAACTCTACCTCTATCACATCTTAACTTCCAATCTTCTTTTGTCTTATTATGTATGTGACTAATGTATGCAACATCTGATGGACCATTTGGATTGAATGGACCATAGAATCTTTTCATATCAGTTCCCATTGCAAGTCCGTGTGTATTGTGTGGTAACATCATTCTTTCACCACTTCTTGCATTGACAATCACTTTAATATGATTATCAATTACACTATTTCTTTTTGGGAACATCTTTAGTAATGAATTACAATGTCTATTAACCAATCCCATATTTCCGTGTATAAACCAATTCAATGATATTACGTTGGTATGTTCTTTATACTCCTCAATTAATTCCTTGATGTTGTTATGTTTCTTTAATACAATAAACTCATCACAGTCAATGAACGCAATCCAATCGTATTCTGTATTGTGATGTAATACATTGTTATATAATGGAACTTGTACTGACCTACCATCACATACTTCTTTCTGTAAGTATGGTTTATCAATATTAGTTCTCCAATCGTTTTGATACATTATAATCTTATCAAAACCTAACTTATGATTATACTCTAACCACTCGTCTAAGTAATGGTCTTCCCATTTAGCTACAACTACTAGTGCTACTTTAATTGTGGACATACAAAATTTTATCAATATGCATTATCTTCCCTTCAGGGAATCTCGCTAAGTATTCTTCAATAAACCAATAGTCCGCCTGTTCAACATCTGTCTTTAATTCTAATTTATGTGCATTGAAGGTTCTTGTCATAAAGTTTCCAATATCAATCTTACCAAATTCAATCTCACATCTTACAGGAATATAATCAT